AATCCCCGCTGATAAAACAGTCTGGTATGAACTTCCGGCGCAGGCCGTGGAAATAAAAACAGCCGTTGTAGGATTTTGATATGATACCTCTAAAGTAGACAGATTAAATATAAAAATCTGTTACTTTGGAGGTATTTTTCATGCCAAAATCAAAACATTCACCTGAGTTTAGAGCTAAAGTATCGCAGGAATATCTGGATGGTATAGGTTCTATTCAGTTCCTTGCTGATAAATACAGTATAGGATATTCAACACTAAAAGGATGGATTAATGAATATCAAATTCATGGGATAGCTGCATTTTGTCATCCATCGAATAGAAATAGAACTTATTCAAAGGAGTTTAAACTCCGATGCGTAGAAGCAGTTCTAAATGGAGAAGGGACTGTTGACGATATCATCGCTAAATATGCAATATCTAGTCGTTCTGTTTTGCGAAGTTGGATTAAGGTGTATAATGCCAATAGAGAGTTCAAGGATTATAATCCAAAACGGGAGGTCTATATGGCAGAGGCACGAAGAAAAACAACACTTGAGGAACGAAAAGAAATCGTTAATTATTGCATCAACCATAATCGTGACTATAAGAATACAGCTACAAAATTCAATGTTTCTTACGGTCAGGTCTATTCTTGGGTAAAGAAATATGATAGTGATGGGGAATCCGGATTAACTGACAGACGCGGTCAACGTAAAACAGATGATGAAGTAGATGAATTAGAACGTTTGAGACGTGAAAACTTACGACTAAAGCGTCAGCTGGAAGAAAAGGATATGGTTGTTGAATTGTTAAAAAAAGTGAAAGACTTCGAAAGGATGTGAGGCTGGGTAAGGTTCGTCATGAATCAAAATATCTTGCGATAGAATATTTTCATACAGAGAAAAACTGGAGTATTGGATGGATGTGTAAACATTTGGAGGTCGCAAGAGCTGCTTATTATAAATGGCTACACCGTGAAACACCTGAGGATGAAATGGAAAACATCAAACTTGCAGAGCTCATTAAGGAGTATGATGAACGCTTTAGTCATATCTTAGGGTATCGGAGAATGACTTCTTGGATCAATCATTTTAATCAAACAAAGTACAGCAAAAATAGAGTTCACAGAATTATGAAAAAACTGGGAATCCATTCCGTTATACGAAAAAAGAAGAAAAAATATAGGAATGCCAATGCAGATGAAACAACACAAAATATATTACAAAGAGATTTTTACGCAACTGCACCCAATCAAAAATGGGCTACTGATGTGACTGAATTTAAAGTGCCAGGTAAAAAAAAGAAGTTGTATTTAAGTGCCATTATAGATCTGTATGATAGATATCCTGTGTCATATGCTGTTAGTGCCAGAAATGATAATAAATTAGTATTTAAAACTTTTGATAAGGCAATTGCGTTGAACCCCTGTGCAAAGCCGATTTTTCATTCAGATCGGGGATTCCAGTATACCAGCAAAATGTTTAAAAAGAAACTTGTAAAACAAGAAATGAGACAATCCATGTCTCGGGTTGGACATTGTATTGATAATGGACCAACAGAAGGTTTCTGGGGAATTATCAAAGCAGAAATGTATCAGATGTACGAAATAACTGATGAATCCTCATTAAGATTTGCAATAAAGGATTATATAAGATTTTATAGTGAAGAACGTCCACAGGATAGGTATTGCTGCAAAACACCCCTAGAAGTACGTCAAGAAGCACTGAAATCTGACATACCAGTAGAATATCCTATTCCAGAAAACAAACGAATTAAAAAATATAAAGAGAAATGGTGTGCATAAAAATACCTACACTCCAAAATGAAATGTAGGTATTTTTGTCGCTTACCTTTAGATATCTCACCTGTCTACTTGACAAGGGGCATATCACCAAAGATTAGGACGGCTATTTTTTATGTGCATATGTAAGTATGGCTACGATTAAATTAGCAAAAGTCAACATAATCATAAATGTCTCGTAATCGCTCATAAACTTCACCTCCTCCGTAAGGTGTCCGGATTAGGCAAAGAGCACGTCCCCCAGTTCCCTGGGCAAATATATTATATTGTCAATGTACATTCTGGCAGATCTGCCAATTATTTCCTTTTGTTTTTTACAAATTCTGCAAACTGGCGAATTTCATTCAATTCGTCTTCGGTGTATTCTTCGCCATCAAAATGAGCTGCAAGAGTGGTAGGTTCTTCAGACGTAAATAATAATTCTCCATCGACAAGCTTTTCCGCGTCAAGTCCTAATTCGCGTGTTATTTTAAGGACATTTGTGATGTTAGAATTTGCGATTCCTCTTTTTAAGATACTGTCTAAAGTAGTCCAAGGCATATTTATTTTCTCTGAGAATTTTTTTAAGCTTCCATATCTGGATATTATTAATTCTTTTATCTTAGATTCTAATTCTTGCATATATAATGCCTACCTTTCTTTGTATCTTTAACGCTATATTAACACTAAAATCTCGAAAAATCAATATAAATATATATAAATCAAAAATAAAATCTCAAAAATTCGAGAAAAACATATTGACAATCACGAAAAATCGTATATACTGTAAATGTAATCACGAAAAATCGTAACAAAGAGACGGAGGTGAGGAAATGTTTCCTAACTTGGAAGCTGAAATGGCAAGATCCAAGATAACCCAATTGCAGATGGCCGAAATGTTACAGGTAACACCAACGACACTTTCTTTTAAGCTAAACGGAAAGAGTTCTCTTTCATTAAAAGAATGCGTGCTCATAAAACAATTAATGTTTCCAGACAAGACACTTGACTATCTGTTTGCAACAGACGAGCAGAAGGAGGTGAGCTGAAAATAAAAAAGATAAAAGACTACAAGCAAATACAGGAAAGGAGATGAAGCAAGATGGAAATTATTGGAGCAAGTATTTTAGTGTCAGTGATCACTACTAAAATATTAGCCACCTACTATTTCAAAAAGGTAGATGGCTATGTTAAAGACATGTGCGAAATGACAACTAAGAATAATGAGAACACATTATCTATTTTACGCAAACTTCAAAGAAATTCTTGCCTAGAGGAGTGAATTGCCCTAGATATTTATGAAGATCAGCTCTCTTAGATGCGTAAAATTGTCGTGCTTTACGCGAAAATTCTAGGTAATAGTCAGTTTGCTCATAAGGCGCATAAACACTAGAGTCTGTAATTGTAGACTGAGTTTCAATTGTAACTATCCCCAGTCTGCTTAAGGAAGAAATTGAACTGCTTGCTTGTTGTATATTTACTCCAGAAAGATTGGGAATATAGACATTTGAAAGATTAATTTCAAACGTCTCTCTAAATTTATTCGCAGTAGAGCTACTCAGAACATAGTCAACAAGTGGAAAACTGTAACGTGGATTCATGCTTTTTAAAATACGTGCATCTAAAGGGCTCATTTGTTTAATTATTTCGGCGAATGAAGGGTGAACTTTTTCAACATAAGCACAGTTTACGGACTTACTGATTAAATTGACGAACATTTTGCGAAGTTCTTCTGATTCGATACAGTATTTAGAATTTTCAAGTGCTTGAGCAGTTGTTTGAATATCCGGCTCAATAAGGTTTTCGGGAGGGACATTAGCAATTGCCTGAGACAATTCGTAATTGTATATCTCCAAATCATGGGCATATTTCATGCGGCGTTTATTAGCTTGGTGAGAAATTCCTCCAAAAACTAAAAACCATGCATCAGATAGAGTTTGACCAATTGATTTTGTTGGGGCATCGGAGAGATTTTTTAAAGCATTATCAACTGAATCTGGAAGTTCAGGAATATCAAAAGGAAAAGAATTTTTTTCTGACATTATTAGTACCTTCTTTCTTATGTATTTGGCATGACAGTACCGATATTTACAGAATAGGAGTGTAAGGAAGAAAAGTCAATGAAATTTGGAGAAGTAACAGAAAAGGAGATGAGGAAGATAGAGAATACAGCATTACTGATAAATTTATTTGCAACGCTGTTGAATTCGATAGCAATAATTTGCCTTGCACTTAGCATGAGAAGATAACGGGAGGTAAATAAAAGATGGTTTACACAGAATCCATACGGGGATATCCGTACATGAGAAAAGAGCAGCTTACAAAAGAGTTCCAGATTAGTGCCGGAACTGTGCGGACAAGATTGTTTGAAATTGAAGATGAAATCAAAACAGGGCGTTATAACGATTATGCCATTATCCGGGATGGAAACATTGTCCTGATCAACGTTCTGGTGTTCATTGATTATCTTACTTATCGGCGCCAGCTTCTGGATCGCAATGCCAGAAAGTATGCTCCGGCATTTCATCCGGAAAAGCTGGTACAAATGATTGGCTGGAGCAACCGGGCTGTTGTGGAAGGAGAGACTGGGAATGAAGCGTAACATAATCATATCTGTCATCATAGGCACCCTTGCTACATACCTGCCGTTCTGGCAGTGGGACGGACTGCAGGTTGCAGGAGCACTGGCATTATCAATGCTTGCGTGGATGCTGATACAGGGCACAGAGCCAGAAGGGAAGAGAACATGAGCGTTGGTGAATTAGTTGCGCTAGGAATTTTAGTTGTAATTTGGATTCACTCATTACTGAAAAATTAATGAGCAGCAATGTAGCCCAAAAGAAGAGCCAAGCCGGAAGGGAGGAGGCCATGATTTTAGAAAAAATGATAGATGAGTTGTATGAGCTTTCGAAGAAAACTATAGCAAGCGGAATCCATATAAGTTTCGAAATAGGATTAGCTGGATATCCATGCCGGGTTTGGGTGGAGGAACCAACAGAAAGTAAAATGACTACTTATGATATTTATCGTGACGAAGCGCTGATGAAAGAATCCGTTAAAAACTACGAAGCAGCCAGGGAGCATCTTACACGGTTGTTAAAAGAAAATGGATCCTGAGAGTTGGGAGCTCATCAGGATCCGGTGTCCAAATGGACAAAAACAGTTTATCACCCTCTTATTGTAGAGGAGAAAGAGAGAAAAATCAATGAAAACATTAAAAATTTCAGCAGATAACGAAATCTCAATCATTGATGTGAATTTTGACGATTTCAAGAGTATTCAAAAAGCTTTAGGAGGCCATTTTGAAACTGTCCATACTGTCAAAATGAATAATTACTTTCAGGGACCAGTGATTATGTTGGTAGATGAGGAAGGGCATTTTAAGAATTTGCCATTAAATCGTTTTGGAAGCTGGATGTACGACATGCCAAGACATGGTTCTCCAATCTTAGGGGATGCGCTCCTGGCGGAAGCGCGTTATGAAGATATTATGGCAGTGCAGGAACCAGAAAAACTGATGGAGAAACTGCTAAATGATTTTGAGTTTTTGAAAAAGGAGAAAAGATAAGATATGAGCATGAAGATTAACCGTCTCGAAATCGAGAATGTAAAACGTATCAAAGCAGTAAAGTTGGAACCTGCACAGAACGGCTTAACCATCATTGGCGGAGATAACCAGCAGGGCAAAACCTCAGTTCTGGATTCCATCGCCTGGGCACTTGGCGGGGAACGTTACAAACCTTCCCAGAGTACAAGAGAAGGCTCCATGGTGCCGCCGAACTTACATATTGTGATGAACAATGGTTTGGTAGTGGAGCGTAAGGGAAAGAATAGTGCCCTCAAGGTTACGGACCCGAATGGTCAGAAGACCGGACAGCAGTTGCTTAATGAATTTGTGGAACAGCTTGCCCTGGATCTTCCAAGATTTATGGAAGCCTCCGGAACAGAGAAGGCAAAAGTGCTTTTGCAGATCATTGGCGTGGGACCTCAGCTTGCAGAACTGGAAAAGGAAGAAAAAGAGCTTTACCAGGAGCGTCTGTATGTAGGACGTACCGCTGATCAGAAAGAGAAATTTGCAAAAGAGCAGCCTTATTACCCGGAGGCTCCAAGAGATCTGGTGTCACCCTCTGAGCTGATCAGACAGCAACAGGAGATTTTGGCAAAGAATGGAGAAAACCAGAGAAAACGCGATCAGGCTGCACAGCTCAGGGAATCTGTGAAGCGTGCCCATGAGGAAGTAATCAGATTGTCTGAGCTTCTGGAAGCAGCCAAGCAGAAACATCTGCAGCTGGTAAAAGATCTGGATATTGCAGAGACTTCTGCAAAGGATCTGACGGATCAGTCCACAGAAGAACTGGAAGCTAATATCTCCAATATCGAGGAAATCAACCGTAAAGTCAGAGCCAACCTGGATAAGGAAAAAGCGGAGGATGACGCCAAAGAGTACCGTACCAAGTACGACAATCTAACAAAGCAGCTGGAAGAGACAAGGGATAAGAAGAATGAGCTTCTGACTTCTGCAGAGCTTCCTCTTCCAGAGCTATCCGTAAAAGATGGAGAGCTGGTCTATAAAGGCCAGAAGTGGGACAACATGTCCGGTGCGGAACGTCTGAAGGTTTCTACCGCTATTGTCCGCAAACTGAACCCGCAGTGCGGTTTCGTTCTTCTGGACAAGCTGGAGCAGATGGACAGAAAGACACTGCAGGAGTTTGGAGAGTGGCTGGAAGCAGAAGGACTCCAGGCAATTGCTACCAGAGTTTCTACTGGTGATGAGTGCAGCATTATTATTGAAGACGGTTATGTGGTTGGACAGGAACATCCGGAAGAACCACAGCCAAAAGCATGGAAGGCAGGTGCATTTTAAATGGAAATTATCAGAGGCGTGATCCCCTGTGCAAAGAAGGTGGTCATTTACGGACCAGAGGGAATTGGCAAATCCACTTTTGCCAGCAAGTTCCCAGATCCGGTGTTTATTGACACGGAAGGAAGTACCAATTCAATGGATGTTGCGAGACTTCCCAAGGCGTCCAGCTGGCAGATGTTGCTGGACCAGGTGGATTATGTCCGCACACATCCGACTATGTGCAAGACACTGGTCATAGATACCATTGACTGGGCGGAATCTATGTGTATCCGGCATATCTGCGACAAGCACAGAAAGTCCGGTATTGAGGACTTTGGTTACGGAAATGGTTATGTTTATGTAAAAGAAGAATTGGGGAAATTCCTCAATCAGCTGACAGAAGTTGTAGAGGCTGATGTCAACGTGGTCCTTACTGCACATGCGCAGATCCGGAAGTTTGAACAGCCGGATGAACTGGGAGCTTATGACAGATGGGAGTTAAAGCTTGGAAAGAAAACAGCATCCCAGACCTCCCCACTGATCAAGGAATGGGCGGACATGCTACTGTTTGCCAATTATAAAACATTCTCTATTGCGGTGGATGATAAAGGGAAAAAGAGGAAAGCCCAGGGCGGTGAGCGTGTGATGTATACCACCCACAATGCCTGCTGGGATGCAAAGAACCGCTACGGTCTGCCAGATGAAGTCCCATTCAGTTATGATTCCATCCGGACAATCATTGAGGGAAATGCCGTGCCAGTAAAAGAAACACAGCCAAAATCCGTACCAGCGCAGCAGCCGGTACAGGCTCAGCCAACTGTACAGCCTCAGCCGACTACGGTACAGGAAGCTACAAAGACAGAACCTGCTGTTACTGTTGGGGAGCAGATGAACCTTCCGCTTAATGAACCACAAAAGACTCCGGAACCGACAGCAAGGAGCAGCACCATTGATCCCGGAATCCCTAAAGCTTTACGTGACCTGATGGAGAGTAACCAGGTAGATGAATGGGACATCCAGAACGTAGTGGCAGCAAGAGGGTATTATCCCTCTGATGTAAAGGTGAAAGATTATGACATGGACTTTATCAATGGCTGTCTGATCGGGGCATGGCCACAGGTCTATGGAATGATCAAAGAAATGAAAGCGACACAACAGGTGCCGTTCAATTAAAGGAGGATAAAAATTTATGGCAGCAGAAGGAAGAGAGTTAGGCTGGGAGGATTCCATCAAACAGGATGCCCAGGATTATGAGCCAATTCCAGAAGGGGATTATAACGTAACAATTGAGAAATTTGACCGTAGCAGATCTAAAGGTGAGGGTAAGCTCCCTCCATGCAATATGGCAGTTGTTTATTTTACGGTGCATGTTCCAGAACGTGAGGTTACCATCCGTGAAAATTATGTACTGCATACCAGTTTGGAGTGGAAGCTGTCTGAGCTGTTCCGTGGCGTTGGCCTTAAGAAGGAGGGAGAAGAACTCCGTATGGACTGGAGTGCACTTCCTGGCAAGACTGCGCGCGCTAAGATCGGACTGAAGCCTGGAATTAAGGATCCAAACAAGAAGTTCAATTACATTGAAAAGCTGTATCCAAAGGATACCAGTAAACCTGCATTTACACCGGGAGGCTTTTAAAAATGGAACTAAGGCCGTATCAAAAAGAAGCGAAGGAAGCTATTTTTGAACAGTGGGACAGCGGGGTGTTAAAAACCCTGCTGGTCCTTCCTACAGGCTGTGGAAAGACTGTGGTATTTGCCAAGGTAACAGAGGAATGTGTCCGTAAAGGTGACCGCGTACTGATCCTGGCACACAGAGGGGAACTGCTCGATCAGGCAGCAGATAAGCTGATGAAGACAACCGGGCTTGGATGTGCCTTGGAAAAGGCAGAAAGCTCCTGCCAGGGCAGCTGGTTCCGGGTAGTGGTTGGCTCTGTACAGACATTGATGAGAGAAAAGAGGCTGGGAAGTTTCCCGGCTGATTATTTTAATACCATCATTATTGACGAAGCCCATCACTGTATATCTGACAGCTATCAGAGAGTGCTGCAGCATTTTCCGGAAGCACAGGTGTTAGGCGTAACGGCAACGCCAGACCGTGGGGATATGCGGAACCTTGGCGTATATTTTGAATCCCTGGCTTATGAGTACACCCTTCCTAAGGCAATCAAGGAAGGATACCTGTCCCCGATCAAGGCGCTGACAATTCCACTCAAGATCGATATGAGCAACGTTTCTGTACAGGCAGGGGACTTCAAGGCAAGTGAGATTGGTACTGCGCTGGATCCATACCTGGAAGGAATTGCCCAGGAGATGCAGAAATACTGCATGGATAAAAAAACTGTGGTATTTCTGCCGCTGGTAAAGACCAGCCAGAAGTTCCGAGATCTCCTAAATGCTTATGGTTTCCAGGCGGCAGAAGTAAACGGAGACAGCCAGGACAGGGCTGAGGTATTAAAAGATTTTGATGCTGGTAAATACAACGTGTTATGTAATTCCATGCTCTTGACAGAAGGCTGGGACTGCCCGTCAGTTGATTGCATTGTGGTATTAAGACCTACAAAGGTAAGAAGCCTTTACTGCCAGATGGTGGGACGTGGCACAAGACTTTCACCAGAAACAGGAAAAGATCATCTGTTGCTGTTGGATTTCCTTTGGCATACAGAGCGGCATGAACTGTGCCACCCCGCAAGTCTGATCTGTGAGAATGAAGAAGTAGCCCAGAAGATGACGGAGAACCTGGAACGAGAAGCCGGCATAGCTATTGATATTGAAGAGGCGGAAAAGACTGCCTCAGAAGATGTAGTCGCACAGCGTGAGGAATCCCTGGCTAAACAGCTGGCAGAGATGAAAAAACGGAAAAAGAAGCTTGTAGATCCACTGCAGTTCGAGATGTCTATTCAGGCAGAAGACCTGTCCAGTTATGTTCCGTCTTTTGGATGGGAGATGGGACCGCCATCTGACAAACAGAAGCAGACATTGGAAAAGCTGGGAATCATGCCGGATCAGATTGAGAATGCAGGGAAGGCAGCTAAGATTCTTGACCGTTTGGACAAGCGTAGAAATGAGGGACTTACTACCCCGAAGCAGATCCGCTTCCTGGAGGGCAGGGGATTTAAACATGTGGGGACCTGGCAGTTTAACACAGCCAAGAATTTAATTGACAGGATTGCCGGGAACGGATGGAAGATCCCGAACGACATTGTACCACAGGAATATAAAGGAGCATAAACATGGAGCAGAGGACAAGCCTTACAGAGATAATTGAATACATCGATCCCGGTTCCCTGAGCTATCAGGACTGGGTGAATGTCGGAATGGCACTGAAACTGGAAGGCTATCCGGTAAGCGTCTGGGATCAGTGGAGCCAGAAGGACTTTGGACGGTACCATGCCGGAGAATGTGAGAAGAAGTGGAGAAGTTTTTCTGGTTCCTCCTCTCCGGTAACTGGTGGGACTATTGTACAGATGGCAATGGAGCGCAGATGGGTGCCGGAAAAAGGCCATGAACTGGACTGGAACGATAGTATACAGGTAGACAGTGACCGTGTAGTAGTGGATAAGAACTGGCTGGAAGGCAGGGAGATCCAGGAACCAAAGAACTGGAACCCGGCAGAGCAGCTGATCACATATCTGGAAACCCTGTTTGAAGCTGGGGAAAACGTAGGGTACGTAACTGGAAGTTGGGAAAAGACAGACGAGAAAGGTACCAGATGGCTTCCACAAAAGGGAAGCTGGGACCGTACTGCAGGACAGCTGATCGAGCAGCTGAACACCTGCAAAGGTGACATAGGGGCAGTGCTTGGCGATTACAATCCGGAAGCTGGCGCGTGGATCCGTTTCAACCCACTGGATGGAAACGGCTGTAAAAACGAAAATGTAACAGAATACCGGTATGCTCTTGTAG